TGAATGCCTTCTTAAATCCGCCGACTATAAATCCTGCACCTTTGATAATAACCTTTATGGTGCTCGCAACTCCGTCCCATATTGGTTTTACGAAGTTATAAACTTTCTTTCCCGCCTCTATAATTTCTGGCAGTTTAGTGACAATGAATCCGAGTAAAACATATCCTGCAAAGTTTAGAATCTTATCAAAGAAACTCGTGGCAATTCCTTTTATTCTACCAACAACACCACCAATGATTCCAGATCCAGGTACTTTAACCGATTCTATATTTTTTTCTGCTGCTGCTTTCTTTTCTTTCTGTGCCTCTGTCCTTACAATACTGCTTTTTTGTGAGTTGATTTTTTTGAGTTTTGCATTGGAATTGATAAGAACACTCTTAATGTTCGTGACATTTAGTTTTAGTTGTTCTACCTGATTTTCCATTTATCACACCCCAAATATTCCAAACTGCATCTTCATAAACTCAATGTAGGTATTCTCAGCATCTTCCGCATCAAAAGTAGGAATGGAAGAACCTCCAGGAGCTGGTGCCAATGCCGTTGGTGAAGCAGAAATGTTAGAACCAGATTTCTGCATCGGAAGCATAATAGTTTCTGGTCCACTATCTTCTTCTTTCTTCAGAGAAGAAGAAGTGTCTCTACCAGTTGGTTTGATTGTATTTGCCGCTGTGGGTGCTTTTGATTCTGTTGGGGGTGAAATGTTGGCACCAGAACCTCTAGTTGATCTTACCTGTGGTTTATTTTTTTCTGTCAGTTCTTTTAATGTCTTCTCAAACGATTCATTTGTTTTCTTGAATAACTTATTATTTTCTTCCTGTTCTCTCAGGGCAAAAACCATTCCACCATAAAGAGAACCTTTGTCTCTGATAATATCATCTACAAAAGGACCAAACTTACTTGCCTTACTTTGTTCTCTTGGGACGACTTTTTCACCAACTGTCAATAGTGCAGGGACACTATCTCTATTTCCAACATTCCTTCCAGTGACAGTTCCGCCACTGTTCATTCCTTTTGCTTCAGCCGCGCCCTCTTCTTTTACTTCTTTACTTTCTTTAGATTTTGTTATCCAATCGTATAATGTACCACCAACCCAATCACCTGCCCATCCTCCAAGGAAAGTACCGACTCCAGGAATAGGTATGAATGAACCTAATGCGCCACCCAACATCGCACCAACTGCTTTTGCTGCTGCTCTTCCTATTGGTTCACCAAGAGCCATTGATACGGCAAAATCAATTAATCCACCAAAGATAGGTATTCTTTTTAATACAGGTCTAAGAAATTTAGTAATTCCCTTTAATCCTAATTTTGATACTACGTTTTTACCTGCTATTTTTGATAGTACTTCTAATCTTTGTATAGACTTGGCAATTGGATTTTTTGTCCTCGTCATCACTTGACGATCATAATTTATTGTTTCGTTAAATATTCCTCTTCTCTGAAAAGTTCTTGTCTCTGCTTGCAGAGGTCCAAAACCTCTTCTCTGCCCGGCAGCATTTCTTATTAATCCACCACGTCTTGTAGCGGCACCTCCACCTCCACCACCGCGTCCAGTTAAAAGTCTTCCAGCCCAACGAAGTGCTCTGTAGATTCGGTACATCTTATAGATGACTCTACCAACCAGAACACCACCTATTATACCAAGAATCCATTTCCAGTTGCTTTTTACAAAGTCAAATACACCCTCAATCTTTGCCCTATTCTCATCCTTACTTAACCAAGTTAGTGCCTTATCTACAATAAATCCGGTGACTACGGCACTTAAGAATCCAAGTATTTTATCAAAGATGCTCTTTGCTGGTGCCAGAACTTTATCAGCAACTCCACCTATTGCACTGGCAACCTTCTTTACACCTTCGGCACCCTTTTCTGCTTCTTCTCTTTTCTTCTTGTCCGATGCTGCTCTTATCTTTTTAGTTTCTTCGTTCTCTTTTGCGATTCTATAAGAAAAATCCGCAGAGAGTTGCTTCTGAATCTCTGCAAGAATATTATTAGTCTCTACTAATGTCTGCTCTAAAGGAGCTCCTTCCTTCTTCAGATACTTAGGATCCACACTAGCACCACGATAAATGCTTCCATATCCCATTCCGGCAGGAACCTTTATGGTTTTGGAAGCACTTACCGCTTTGGTAGTACCACGAAAAACTGAAGAGGAAACAGTAGTCTTCCCCAATTTAGGTCTTGATGTTAACGATGGTGCCCTAAATGCCTGACTACTAAATGCCATTCTTTTGCTGATACTTCAGGTTTTCTTCCTCAATGTATTGTTGGAGAAGAGTAACATAAATGTCTCTTTCCCAAGGTATCATATTTTCCAACTCTGTTAATGAGTATTTATGATGCTGCATCAAGGCAAAATTAGTCTTGTAGTAGTTCTCCAGGTTTTCGTGCGCCATCGCTAGCTGAAAAAACTTGCCAGTCCCTCCAGGAGAACACTATTCTTGACATTTGTATTTGGATTGGTTACTTCAATCGTATGTGTCAGTTTAGGCATCGTCTCAAAGAACACTTCAATATCCTTAAACTGTTTGGTGTTCATCTGTTCGACAAACTCTCTCAGTTCTTTCTTAGTGCAATCAGACGCACTCCAGGACTCATCCTCAGTAAACACCTGACCAATACAAGAAATAATGACATCAAGTGACTTATCAACGTCACTCTGATTCATATTTGTTTCGAAGTTGCTTTCAACAAATTGATTCAGTGATGGATACTTCATCTCAACTGAAAGATTATCATCAAGTTGGATGATGTTTGAGTGCTTAGGATTCTTTTGGACTTTGATACTATCAATGTCAATCTCTACTTTGACTTGTGTCTCACCATCATCTGGGCAAGTGATATTAACTTCCACAGTTTCACCAACAGATTTTGCTCTAACATTTAAGAACAAATACTCAATGTCAAAGGTAGATAAATCGTTGACTTTGATTCCTCTTGTCAGAACACAATCAGTAAGAACAGTTTTAATTGCATCTGTAATCTGCTTCATATCCTCAGATTCCAGTGCCATGATAAGGATTTTTTCTTCTCTTACAAGGAAAGGACGATACTTAATTTTCTTTCCATTGGAAGGCAATTCCAACTCATAGGTTGGAGTATTAATTTTTGGTAAAGGCATACTAACCCATTATAAGTTCAGTTGTAATTATTTATTATGGTGTTCTGAAGTTCCCTCCTCTTATATCAGTCCCTCTTCTGTCTATTCCTTGACGCCTTTCTGTTGGAGTAAGACTTCTTTGTGGTTTTGGTGCTGCTTTTGCTGGTGTTTCTGGACTTAATGGTTCTTCTGCAGATCCTTTTGGTTTTGATGCAGAATTTAGAACGTACCTATCATAAGCAAAAGTAACAGTAACCTTCACCAAATCTGCTGCACCATAAGAAACTGGAATGGCAGTCATTCCTTTTGGAAATGCATTAATAAAATCATACTGAAGATAAACTGAACTTCTTTTATAATCTCTCTCAAACTTGGTTATTGATAACGTATCAACTTTATAACCAGACTCTAATGGTTCTTTTGACTGAGGATTTCCTAGTGGGTAATTAAAACGACGATAAAATGCCCTTGAGTTTGTTGCTGGAACTTTCTGTTCTGTACCAGAAATATAGTCCATCCATCCCTCAAAGAATTTAATCATATTATAGTTGTAATCAACATAAAAAGTAAAATCACTATCAATATACAATCTTGTATGAGCAAACTGTTGATTGATTCCCTGAAAATTATCCTTTACTTCTGAGGTTGCGAAAGAACTCGTTGGAAGAGTAGCATCAGCACATAATAATCCAACATTTTCATTTATCCATGTTTTGTCAAACTCAAAAGTCTCTTCAAGATATGTGGTTATTGTCTTAGGTATTCCCGAAATATAAACCTGATATTGATTGGATAGTGCGGGTCTTACTAAGTCACTTCTATTGAGAGCACTAGACTTATAACTTTGGATTAGTGATTGTGCCACTCTAAATACCTTATACGAGTCTTACATTATTAAGTATTTAGATGTCATATAAGGGAAAATACCAACCTTCATATCCAAAAAAATACAAGGGTGATCCAACAAATATAATCTATCGTTCTCTCTGGGAGCGAAAGTTTATGGTTTACTGTGATAATAATCAAAACATTTTGGAATGGGGTAGTGAAGAAATTGTCGTTCCTTATCGTTCACCACTAGACAACAGATACCATAGATACTTCCCAGACTTTTATATTAAGGTCAGAGAATCTAGTGGTAAAATCAAAAAAATGATTATTGAGATAAAACCACAAAGACAGTGTGTGGAACCAAAGGTTCAGAAAAGAAAAACAAAAGCATACATTTATGAAGTCGTTGAGTATGCCAAAAACCAAGCAAAGTGGAAGGCAGCAGAAGAGTGGTGCCTAGATCGTGGTTATGAGTTTAAGGTTCTTACGGAAAACGAACTCGGTATTAAGTAATGCCAAGAAAAACTCTAAAACAAAGACAAACAGAAAATCCATCCGATGACAATAGCAATCGTGTGCGTGGTGTTATTGATGGTTTAATTGGAACAGAGTCCTCAGATGACAAGATGGGGGAACTGATTAGTGTTTTAAATGAGACTGGAAAGACCAGTGTGAGTGCTGGAAAATTTTATACTTTCTTTTATAGTGCCATGACGAATGGAATACGATATGATGAGTATCCATTAGTCGCAGTGACCGATGTATATTCTTGGGGATTTCGTGGAGAGAACTTTCATTGGCGTGGTGATATGAGACAATATAACTATAATCAGATTGTAGGAGGATTATATGAAATATACCCAGAAGAACTTTCCGATGTGGTAGAACTCAGTTTTGCCAAAGTTCGCTCTAAATAGTTAAAAACCAAGTAGATGGCACCAAGAAGAAAAACAAAGCCACCAACAAAAGAACAAATAGCGGCAAGAGAAAAGGCAGCAGCAGACCGTGCCGCTGCTGATGCTGCCAGACCTGTAAATACTATTAAGGTTACAACTAGAGGTAGAAACAAAACCAAAGTTTACCAGAGATGGGACGGTAAGCAATGGTTAACTGCGACTGGTCCAGAAGTAAACAAATATAAATCATTATACGAAAATCAAAAGGACGCAAATAAAAAGCCTCCTAACAATAAACCCCCAGTACAACCATCAAAACCCAAACCACCAGCAGTTCCTCCTAAACCTGCAGTACAACCAAAAAAAGAAGAATTTACACAACTAAGATATCCAAAAGATGCGATAGAAGAAGGACAAGATTTTATTAAGTTTGATATTTTAACTTATAAAAGAGGTGGATTTGTAACTAGAGATGATAACAATTTAAAAGGAAAATTAGTAGGAACTGTAATACTTCCCATTCCTTCTCAAATTGGTGATAACAATGTTGCCAATTTTGGTTCTGGAAACATGAACTTTATGGAAGAGGCTGCATTATCAGGTGCTACAAGTCTTATTGGTGGAGACGTTCAGGGTGCTTTTGATCAATTAAATAAAAAAAATATTGATGGACTAAAAGGTGTTGCAAAACAGTTCTTCGCTACAGAAGCAGTGAAAGCTCTTGGTTCTAATATAACATTAGAACAAGTTCTTGCAAGATCTCAGGGTGCCATCATTAATCCCAACATGGAACTTCTGTTTAATGGACCTGGATTGAGACAGTTTAAGTTCACTTTCAGATTTACACCAAGATATAAAGAAGAAGGTATTGAGGTTAAAAAGATTATCAAGGCATTTAAGAGAAACATGGCACCAAAAGGTTCTGGTGGCAATTTCTTAAGTACTCCAAACATCTTCCAAATCAATTATATGGAAGGAAGTAACGAACATCCTTTCTTAAATAAATTTAAGTTGTGTGCTCTTACAAATATGAGTGTCAATTACACTGGTGATGGTGTTCATGCCACTTATGTTGACGGAACACCAATCTCAATGCAGATGGACTTATCATTCAGCGAACTGACACCAATTTACAACGAAGATTACAATGAAATTGAGAAGTTTGAGAAAGGACACTTAGGAGTAGGATACTAAAATGGGATACTTCAGAGA